CTAAAGGTTTCAGACGCATCCGTTTATCTGTGGGAAACCGGGCAGATGTATCCGAAGACGGCGCGCCTGCACGAAATCGCAGATTTGTACGGCTGCACAGTGGACGAGCTTTTAAAGCCGAGAAAGGAGGAAAAATGACGCTGGACGATATCCGGGCAATGTCAAAGCCCACAATCCTCGCAAGCGAGGCGGCGCAGGTGCTTAGAATGAGCGCAAACTCGATTCGGGTTATGGCACGTCTGAACCCAAGTGCGCTTGGATTTCCGGTTATATGCTCAACGGAGCATAATGTGGAAATCCCGAGAAAACCGTTTTTACGATATTTGGGGGAGGAGATGGAAGATTGAGAAACGAACTGGAAATCGCAGAAGCGACAGAAGACCGGCAGGAACGGCTGTGGGACGAGCTGCAGTACCGAAAGACAATGCTGCGCGTGATCAAGAGCCTGTGCCTGTGGATCGGCGGGGCGGCGGCTGCGCTGGCCGTGCTGGCCTGCGGGGCGGAGATGGTCAATGAGGCCGCCGTGACCGGCGCGATCGCGCTGGGGACAACGCTGTTCGGGCTGCTGTGATGGATATTAAAGAAAAGGCGCTGCTGATGACGCCTTGCGAGGTCTGCGAGATGCTGGAATTCAAGCGCAGCAAATGCGTAGAAAACTCCTATAGGCACTGCGGCACTTATGCCGAGATCGTCTGTTCACAGTGGGACGAGACCTGCAAGCTCCTCCGGGAGCGCACGGGCAAAAAGAAATGACCCCTGCCGCGTTGCCGCGCGACAGAGGCCGAAATGAAAGGACATTATGTCGGCTTCTATTATAAGCCAGAAAGGAACCTATGTCAAGTTTAACGGATTCCCGCGTCCGGCACGGCGCGAAAGCCTGTGTCGAAGCGGTTCGGGCCGACTACCCGAAGTTCAACAAATGCCTGCTTTCGCAGTGCGAAGCGCCGGAGAAATACGGCGTTCAGCTCGTGCCGGAGGCTGCGGCCTCCATCAAGGCGCTGGACGCGCCGAAGAACCGCGTTGAGCGCAGGAAGAAGACGAACCGGTATTATTTCCGGCTGACGGACGGCGGCGCGGAAGTCCTGCAGCAGCTCTGTGAAGCCATGCACTGCGCGAGCGTTCAGAGCCTTTGCGAAAAGCTCTTGGAGAAGGAGGCGAAACGGCGTGGGATACAATGGTGAAAATCTGTACTTGAGCATTCCGGAGCCGGAGTACGAGCCGGACGAGCCGGAGGACGAAGACCGTTATTTATTCCCGCCGCTGTGGCTGGTGGGAAAGACGAAACAGGAGGAAGGATAAAATGGCAATCAAGAAACCCGCTGAACTAGATTTCAGCAACAAGAAATTCATGTGCATCATTTCCGGACAGCCCGGATTAGGAAAGACGACGCTGGCACTTTCGGCCCCGAAACCGTTTCTGTTCGACACGGACAACGGCATTGCCCGCGTCAGGCCAGAGCAGCGCGGCGTGACCTCTGTTGTGGAATCCTACGAAGAAATGCTTGGCGATATGGATTCCGACGAGTACAAGGAATCGGAATCCGTCGTGATCGACACTGGCGGTATGCTTGTGCAGCTCATGAAGGACTGGGCGAAGAAGCAGGACAGCAAGGCCGCAAAGGATGGTCGTGCAATGTATGGCGTGATCAAATCCGAGTTCGACCGGCTGTGTTATCAGATCCGCGCAAAGGACAGGAAGCACCTGATCGTGGTGTTCCATACAACGGAGCAGCAGAAGGGCGATACCATCCAGACACGCCTGTCCTGCGAGGGCGGCGCAAAGGATATCGTTTGGACGCCTGCGGACTTTGGCGGCTATATGTTCATGATGGGCAACAAGCGCATGATCGGCTTTACACCGACAGACGAATACTTTGCAAAAGGCTGCTTCGGTGTGCGCGGCGTGATGCAGCTGCCGGAGCTCAAGCCCGGCCAGAAGTCCACGTTTTTGACGGATTTGTTCCGCAAAGCGCAAGAGGACATCAACGCACAGGCCGAGATCTATAGCGGCGAGAAAACCGCATATGACGTGGCGATGCAGGAAGGCCGCGCGTTCATTGCGCTTGTCGGAGACCCCGACACGGCGTTAAAGGCGCGGGAAGGGCTGGCAAAGATCCATCACGCTCTGACTAGCGCCGCCGAGCTTGGCACAGAGTTCAAGCGCAAGTGCAAGAAACTTGGTCTGAAATACGATAAGGAGATAAAAGCCTATGTATTGGCTGACACAAAGCCTGCTAAGCAGCTGGAAGCACTTTCTTGATGCGGACGATGCGTATGCAGACGCGGCGCTGTCCTCCTTCCTCTCTACGCTTCGGCGTGAAGAGAAGGAAACAACGCAGGCGATGCAGGCTGGCATTGACTTCGAGGCGGCAATTAACAGCACGGTTGCGGGTGTACCAATTGAGCCTGTCAGCGAGAAATACGACCGGGCTATAGCAAAATTTTCCCGCATCTGCTCGGGCGGTCAGCCACAAGTGCCGGTCGCGGGGCGGCTGCATGTATCGGGCTTGGATTTCCAGTTATACGGCGTCTGCGACTATGTAAAGGCTGGTGTGATCTACGATATCAAGCGCGTGCAGCGGTACGAATACGGCAAGTATCTGCACAGCCCGCAGCATCCGATGTATCTGCATCTGCTGTCCGGCGCGTCAAAATTTACATACCTGATCTTCGACGGCGCGAACACTTACGCGGAGACGTACCGGCGCGGCGATTTCGATCCTATCGAAGATACGATTTCATGCTTTATCAACTGGCTTTTGGCAAACGGTTATATCAACGATTATTTTACACATTGGGAAATGAACACTGAAAGGATGGACAAGATAGATGGGATTCAAAGCTGTTAAAAACGACGGCGGCCTGATGAAGGCTGGCGACTATGAGTGCTATTTGAAATCGTGCGGCTACAGCGTAACGAAGAACGGAAATGAGTGCATCAAGTTTGATTTCGTCGTCCGTGAGGACGTTGAACAGGAATACCAGAAGAAGCACATCTTCAAGAACTTCTGGCCCGACCGCGACACCGGGGAGTACGACGCCGACAAGATCGGCAAATATGCAAATGCGCTTGGCATTGAGCCGGGCACCGATTTTGAACTTGACGATCTGGTAGGCCGCAACTGCATTTTGCACATGGAGCCGTTTGAGGGCAATGACGGTGTAACGCGCGACTGTATCCGGTACCTCAAGCCCAGCAAGGCAGACTCCTTTGTAACGCCCGCACCGGCCAGCGCAGAGGAGTTCAAACAGCTTGACGAAAGCGACGACGAGCTGCCGTTCTGAGGGCTGAAACATGCCGAACAGAATTATTCGGGAAAGCATCTGCACAAGCGATAGCGTCGACAAACTCTCGTGGTTTGAAGAAGTTCTGTTTTATCGGCTCATTGTAAACTGTGATGATTTCGGACGCTTTGACGGGAGAGCGGCGGTAGTGAAAAACCGCCTCTTCCCGCTGAAAGAAAACCTCACGCTCAAAACTGTAGAAAATGCTCTTCATGGGCTGGCGAGTGCTGGATTGATTGCTCTGTATGTGTTTGAGGGCAAGCGCTTCCTTTACCTACCAACATGGGGCAAGTATCAGACGCAGCGTGCGAAGGTAAGCAAATTCCCGTCGCCTGATGACGGGAAACAAGCGGATGAAATCATTTGCAAGCAAATGCGTGCAGATGTTCCCGTATTCGAGAATCGAGAATCGAGAATCGAATTCGCTATTCGAGATGCGGAAGATAGCGCGGAGCCGCAAGCGGCATCCACGCCGCCAGCAATCTCTCTGCCGCTGAATGATGGAACAGGATATTCCGTTTCCGTGGAGCAATGCCAGGAATGGGCGGGCTTGTACCCTGCTGTCGACGTGATACAGCAGCTGCGGAACATGAGGGGCTGGTTGGACGCAAATCCGGCCAAACGGAAGACAAAACGCGGGATTAACGCGTTTATCGTCCGCTGGCTGGCAAAAGAACAGGACAAAGGCGGAACACAGCCTGCACAATACAGCCGCGCTGCAAAGCCCGGCTACGGCGTGCAGAACCACGGAGACGATCTGACGGCGTTCCAGATGGCAGCGGTCGAACGGATGCTTGCGGAAAACAAGGAGGATAAGACATGAGATTTGTTTGCGATTGCTGCAACGATCTGACGAACATCGAGGCTGACCGGATGGAGATCCAGGGCGACAAGCTGATGGTGTACAGTCGCGGCGCCATGCTGGAATGGGCGTGGTGCCAGCACGTTGGGAAACAGACCTGTTTCGACCTGGCGGCGTTTGGAGGTGCAAAAGCGGAATGAAATGGCATATTGCAAGTGTCAGCTGGGGCAAGGACAGCCTGGCCATGCTCCTAATGCTGATTGCCAAGGGCTACCCGCTGAATGAGGTGGTTTTCTACGATACCGGAATGGAGTTTGAGGCGATTTACCACACACGGGATCAAATGCTACCCAGCCTGGAGCAGCTGGGGATCAAGTACACCAGACTGGAGCCGGAAAACCCGTTCCTGTTTGATATGCTGGAAAGGCCGGTTTGCAGTAAGCAGAAAGGCACACACCAAGGTTATGGCTGGTGTGGCGGCCTCTGCCGCTGGGGAACCACGGGGAAGCTGAAAGCCATAGACAGGTACGCGGAGGCGCGGGACGCTATGGTTTACGTTGGCATAGCTGCCGACGAAACGCCGCGACTGGAAAAAGAACGGAAGCCGTATAAACTGCACCCGCTGGCGGAGTGGGGCATGCCGGAAGCCGACGCCATGGCATATTGCTATGAAAACGGGTTTTCGTGGCTGGAGGGCACGATCCGCCTTTATGACGTGCTGGACCGTGTTTCGTGCTGGTGCTGCTGCAACAAGAACCTGCGGGAACTGCGGAATATGTATATTTACCTGCCGGAATACTGGGAGCGCCTGAAAGACCTGCAACGGAAAATAGACAGGCCAATGAAAGGCTATTACAAAGGCAAGCCGCGCGGCGTGTTTGAACTGGAACAACGGTTCCGCGCAGAATTGGAACAGGAGGCAAGAGCATGAGTAAAGCTGTTTTGATCAGCATCCGCCCGAAGTGGTGCGAGAAGATCATAAGCGGAGAGAAAACGATCGAGGTGCGCAAGACGCGCCCGAAGATGGATACGCCGTTTAAGTGCTACATCTACTGCACGCAGAGCGCTGATATGCTTTGGATTTTGAAGGAAAGGGAACGGTCTCTCCATCCTGATAAAATAGCGGATGTTTTCAAGGCTGCTAAATGCGGCGGAGTATATCGGGGGAATGGCAAGATCATCGGTGAATTTGTATGCGACGACATTTTTGAAAGGATCGTCAGAGTAGGAGCAATTTGTGATCCGCCGAAATATTGCATCTGCGATTGGAACATGGACTGCACACCACTTGATACGCTTCTTGCGGATGCCTGCATGACAAAAGACGAGCTGGAGAAGTATCTGGACGGCGGCGTCGGCTACGGATTGCACATCTCAGATTTGCGCGTTTACGATCACCCGCGCGATCTGTGGGAGTTTACCGGCCTGCGGCAGACAAAATACGGCCTTGCGCCCGTGCCAATCACCCGCCCGCCGCAGAGCTGGCGGTATGTGGAGGGATTGCTGTGAAGATTTACATAGCCGGTAAAATCACCGGAGATCCGAATTACAAGATGAAATTCCGCATGACGGCGAAGCACATACAGGAGCTGTATTCTACCGCGGTGATCTTGAATCCGGCGGAACTGCCGGAAGGGCTGACACCGAAGGACTACATGCGGCTGTGCTTCGGGATGATTGACGCGGCGGATATTCTGTTCGAGCTGCCGGATGCGGAGGAAAGTAAGGGCGCGAAGCTGGAAATTGCGTATTGCAGATATGTTGGGAAAGGGGTTTTGAAATGGAACGATTGACAAGTCCTAATATCAACGTAGACCCGGGCACCGACCGATTTCTGCACGCCGCGATCGGCGGCAAGGAAATCGACTGGAAGCAGAGCCAGGACAGCACGCTCAACGTGATGATCAACGGCCCAACGAGCAACGGCTTTGGCAAGGATATTTTCCGCAAGATGGCCCGCGATCTGTACGGACGGCTGAAAGCCTACGAGGACACGGGGCTTGAACCGGAAGCAGTAGAAACGGTTAAGCTTGCGCTATGTGCAAAGCACATGGTTGATCTCGAAACGCTCAACAATACGCCAATCAGCAGGCTTGTAGAGATTGCCGAGGCCGACAAGGACGGGCGCGTGGTGGTGCTGCCGTGCAAGGTGGGGGATACGGTGTATATACTACGCCGAGCATTTGATGGGGCTGATGTTGTAGGAGAGACAGAACTGTGGTGGGACGATATTCCGCAACTCGGCAAGACCGTATTTCTCACCCGCGAGGAGGCCGAAAAGGCGCTGGAAGAAAGGGAGGGCAAGAAGGATGATTAAAAACAGAGTGTGTTTTACCGTCCGAGGAGAGTTCGGAGCGCAGATGAGCTTCGAATCAGAAAACACGATCCCGTATGAAGATCTGTGCAAGTGTATCAATAAAGATACGCTGATAGAGCTGATGTGCCTCGACGGTCTTGGCTATACCGGCGACGATATTCAGTTCATCACGCCAGAAGAATACGACGAGCACTTTGGAGATGACGAAGATGCCTGACGAATACATCAGCCGCGAGGCGGCGGTGAAAGACTTTGAGGAAAACAACGCAAGGAACCCGTACTGGACGCCTCCGCGGGTGAAAACGCTCCTGCTGCGTCAGCCCGCCGCCGACGTTGCGGAGGTGGTGCGGTGCAAGGACTGCAGGTACAGTAAGTATGCAGCGTGGTGCGAGGGATATGCGTGCTGCAGAACAGTTGGAGAGTATCATCACGCAGATTTTGGATGCACAGCCGGAAAACCGCGAACAAACGGAGTTACAGAATGAGCGGGCTGCGGTTTGCTCGTGGGAGCGCAAAAGGAGGAAAGCTGATGCGGGATTGCTGTTTTACATGCAAAAATCTGGAATACAGAAAGAACTACGTTTATCCGTATCGGTGCTTGAAGCACAAGGCGGAACGGTTCTCCGAGAAAGACCTGGAGCACATGTGCTTTTCCGGTGAGGAATGCAAAGATTACGAAGACATGGATAGGAGGCAGACATGATCGTCAAACTTTTGAAGTACCCCACCGATGAGGACTGGGCGCTGGCCAAGCAGTGCGCTTTAGTCACCATTGGAAAAGAGATGAAGACAGCCCCGGACATGGAGTGGAAACACGCCATCCTCCGGGCGCGGCACAGCCCCATCCGGACGCTGCAGTTTGCGTTTTACCTCGAGGGTGTGCCGTACTGGGTAAGCACCCACTTAGCCCGCCACGTCCACGCACAGCCGTTTATCCGGTCACAGCGGAACGACCGACAAGATGCATACGACCGGAACGCAGCGCGGCAGGACGCGCCGGTAGACATGATTTGGTACATGAACGCGGAAGAGCTGATGACGATCATGGAAAAGCGGTTGTGCCATCTGGCGGCGAAGAAGACACGCAAAGTCGCCAAAAAGATCCGCGAGCTAGTGATTGAGCAATGCCCGGAGTTTGTCGACCTTTTGGCCCCGCCGTGTGTGCAAACGCTCGTTTGCAGGGAAATGTACCCGTGTAAATACGAAAACGTTCTGACATGGAGGGTACCATATGGGAACGATACTGGCGATTGACCCCGGCAATATTCAATCGGGCTATGTAATCGTAGAGCACGACGGAGAAGAAATTCGCCGCGTGCTGGATGCCGAGAAGATCGAGAACCGCAAAATGCTGCAGCTGCTGGAGCAGAAACTTCGGTGGAACTGTCAGCAAGTTGTAATCGAAATGATAGCCGGTATGGGCATGAAAGTCGGGCAGGAAGTGTTCGACACCTGTGTCTGGATCGGCCGGTTCTGGCAAATCGTGCTGTGGGAAACAGGCTATGAGCCGACGCGGATTTTCCGCCGGGAAGAAAAGCTGGATCTGTGCGGTTCACTATCGGCCAAAGATGCAAACATCCGGCAGGCCCTTGTCGACCGCTACGCGCCCGGCCAGCCGAACTTCGGAAAGGGGACAAAAAAGGATCCCGGTTTCTTCTACGGGTTCGCCGCCGACATGTGGGCGGCGATGGCGGTAGCCGTGACGTATTTCGATAAGTACATCAAGGGGGTAAAGCTATGAATTTTGCTGATGTTTTTGATTTTGACGACGATGAATATTTTGAATGTTCCGAATTTGACAGGCAAATCGATGAATTTAAACAGGCTCTGATTGTGAATGCACGCGAGGAAATCAAAGACAAAATTGTGGCGCTGGAAGAAGAAGTAAAGAGCCTGCGGATGTTCAGAGACGACAGAAAGATGTATCTGGAAAAGCTGGCGGCGGCAGAGAGAAGGGCAGTGCTGGCGGAAACGGAGGCACAAAAGAAATACAAAGATGCGCGGTTGAAAGAGCTGCTTGGCGATAATCTGGTAACGACGTGGGAAGCAAAAGGTGAGTGGGTGCAAGGCCCGAAATGCGATCTATGTGATGAGAAAAGGTTACGCCATTTCATCACACCTTGCGGACGGGCAATGACAGAATCTTGCACATGCGCAAAGAGCACACTGGTATACAAGCCGCGGGAATTGATGCTGTACAGAATTCATGAATGGAGGGGAGGAATGGAACTATTTTACGATTCTGTAAAATGCAAAACGGAGAATGAATCTGATTACAGGAGTAGAGCCGTTGCAAGAAGCGGCTGTGACTTTGAAAAAATCAACCCGTATGATTCGTCGTTTGAAAGTGAGGAGCTTTGCGAGGAATATTGCGATTGGAAAAACAAAAAGGAGAGCTGTAAGTGAAAAGATTCGTTGAAATGCTGCTTTTATTTGCGGCTGCTGTGTTTGTTTCGCTTTTGATAAGAGAAGCGATTCTCGGGTCGAATCTGCCGGATTATATCAAGTTTTGCACGCTGACGGACTGGGAAAAGGCAAAATGGATTTCCGGGTGGAGGCCATGAGCAAGATGCAGCGTAAGCCACCAAGACCGCCGATGCAGCTGACGTGCGATGCCTGCGGGAAAACGTTTATGCGGGCTCCATCGAAGTACAAGGCAAAATACAATTTTTGTAGCGAGGCGTGCGCATGGACGGCACATAGGGAAGACGTGATGGGCCGGGCGGAGCGCGTGCGGATTCTGATTACACGGTCAATCCCAGTATACCCGGAAATGCAGCCCGTTCGAGGGCGGATCTATCCCGCCGAGAAATACAAATACAGGACAAACCGGACGGGCTATGTCGTCGAGGTGGGCAACAAGCGGGTATGCGTGAGGGTGGACGAATGCAGGGAAATCTAGGGCTCACACCGGTGCAGGCCCCGTGCAAAGGCTGTGCGGACAGGCATACTGGCTGCCACACAGACTGCACCAGATACATAGCATTCCGCCGGGAGGCGGACAGATACAAGCAGGAGCGTCTAAAAGACATGACGCGGTGCGCGTCCACGCGGGGCTGCATGCGGACGCTGCGGGACGCAAACCGTGCAAGGCGGGAAGGGAGGCAACATTACTGATGGACAAAATCAAGGGAGCAAAGTACGGCGCAAAGTACGACGATGGGGAGCCGCGCCCGTCGCTCGTGCCGGTGGAGGGCATCGAGGCGATCATGCAGGTGCGGGAGTTTGACAAGGTAAAATACGCCGACGCGGAGGACTGGCGCAAGGTACCGCGTGAGAAGTGGCACGACGCCCTTCTGCGCCACGTTCTGCATATCTGGGATAATCCGCTGGCGCTCGACGATGAGAGCGGCTTACCGGCTCTGTGGCATGTTATAACTAATGCTGCGTTTGAGTGCGCGGCGTACAAGGATGAACTGGACAAAGCGCGCGGGGAATGGGCAAAGGATGTGCTGGACGAAAAGGCAGTTGACGGGTGCAAGAACTCACAATGTGCATATTTCTCTACCACATGCGGGTGTATCCGGTATAATGATGTAAGCCACTGCAAGAAAAGAAATGGAGTGCGCCGTGAGTAAGCCGCGCTACGGCTGGTGGCCATATGCAAAGTGGATGATCCGCAATTATAAGGGCGGCGGGCTGATGACGAAGGCCGAGCGCGCTGCCGTTGAGGAGGCAATCGCGGAGACGGAACAGCTCGTTGACGGTGCGGAGCGACTCCGGATCATAGACTTGGTTCTTTGGAAGCGGACGCACACCTTACAGGGCGCTGCAATGGCGGTTTATGTATCCGAACGCACCGCGCAGGAATGGCACAGGCAATTTATTCGCCTTGTGGGGCAAAAAAGAGGGCTTTTATGAAAAAGTCTGCGCCCCAGAGCCAAATTTAACATTTACTATAAGGGCGTAGAGACCAACTCTACGCCCTTTTTCATCGGCACCGCAGCGTTCTGCGGAAACCTCCTCCTCCTGTTCTCGTGTTCTCCGGTGTGAATAAATATATTTATTCACACACGGAGACACGAGAACGAAAGAATGAGGCAGAAAGGAGCGGCTATGGCGAGTTTGCGCGCCCTTGCACACAAGCTGCAAACAGCGCTCTTGTATCACGGAATCAAAATAAAAATCAATCAAATGCAGGCCTATTCCGCGAAAAATGACAGGATGGTGACGAAATACATGGTTTACGAATATCGACCTGATGAAAAGCCGAAGAACGTCACTCTGCTGGAAACGTACCAGATTGCGGATGTGGTGAAGCTGCTGGCCGACCTTTACAGCGATGGCGGATGAAAAGCTTACGCCGAAGCAGAAACGATTCTGCGAAGAATACCTGAAGTCCGGGAACGCGACAGAGGCAGCGAAAAAGGCCGGGTACAAAGAAACATCATGCAGAGTGATTGCGGCAGAAAACCTATCAAAACCAGCTATTTCTGCGTATATAAAGCGCAGGCTGGACGAACAAGAAGCGGCGCTGGTCGCTGACGCAAACGAGGTGCTGCAGTTTTATTCTGCTGTTATGCGCGGAGAGGTAAAGGACCAATTTGGCATGGACGCTTCGCTTTCTGACCGCCTGAAGGCCGCAGACAGTCTGGCGAAACGTCTTGCCGCGGCAGAACTTAAGCCAAACGCGGAAGATGCGGTGCGGGTGATTATCGATGTCTGATGTTCGGTTGTCCGAAAAAATCGGCCCTGCCTTTTATAGCGTGGCGCGTGACGTATTCCAGCACGGCCATACACACTACGACGAGAGCGGCGGGCGCGGCTCCCTGAAATCCTCGTTCGTGTCCATCATTGTCCCAACCCTGCTGATGCATGAGGAAAACAAAAACTGCCATGCGTTGGTGCTTCGCAAGGTCGCAAATACGATACGCGATAGCGTTTATGCGCAGTATGTCTGGGCAATTGGAGAACTCGGCGCGGCGGAATATTGGGAAGCCAAAGTCTCCCCGATGGAGCTGATTTATAAGCCAACCGGGCAGAAGATCATGTTCCGGGGCGCGGACGACCCGATGAAGATTAAATCCATCAAGGTACCGTTTGGCTACATTGCCGTGACGCACTTTGAAGAAAAAGACCAGTTCGCGGGGCGTGCGGAAATACGAACGATCTTACAGTCTACAATGCGCGGCGGCTCTAAGTTCTGGAACTTTGAAAGCTATAACCCGCCGATCAGCCGCGACAACTGGGCAAACAAGGACAGCTTGGAGGAACGGGCCGACCGGCTGTGTCACAAGTCCACGTATCTGCAAGCACCGCCTGAATGGCTTGGAGAACAGTTTCTTGCGGAAGCGGAACACCTGAAAGAAACAGATGAACGCGCGTATCAGCATGAGTATCTTGGTATCCCGGTAGGGACCGGCGGAAATGTGTTTGACAGGATCGAGCTGCGGGAGATCACAGACGAAGAAGTCAAAAGCTTTGACCGAATCTATCAGGGAGTGGACTTTGGCTGGTTTCCTGACCCATTTGCATTTATCCGGCTGCATTATGATCGGGCGAGAGAGACGATATATCTGTTAGACGAGATTTATCAAAATAAACTATCCAACGAGCAGAGTGCGACCATGATAAAGCAGCGCGGGTATAACAACATTAGGACGATTTGCGACAGCGCCGAGCCGAAGAGCGTTGCTGACCTACGGGCAATGGGATTGCCTGCGTATGAGGCTGTCAAGGGGCCCGGTTCGGTCGAATACGGCATGAAGTTCTTGCAGAGAAGAACGATTGTCATTGATAGAAAACGGACGCCACATGCCTACGATGAGTTCGTGGGCTACGAATATGAGAGAAACAAAGACGGCGATATAATCAGCGGATACCCAGACTCAAACAATCATTTGATTGATGCGACGCGGTACGCCTTAGAGCCTGTGAGCCGTAGAATGGGAGTTATTGCATGACGGTTATCGATAAGCTGAAAGAGCTCGGATATACAACGATCCCGGAGGTTTTTTATACATACGTATTCCTTTGGAAGTCGTGGTATGTTGGCAAAGTCAAGGGCTTCCATCAGTACCGACGCTATAACGGCCACAAGTGGACAAAATGCAACCGTGCAAGTCTCGGCATGGCGAAAAAGGTCTGCGAAGACTGGGCAAATCTGCTGATGAATGAGAAAGTCCAGATCACGCTCGAAGGCCGGAGAGAGCAGGAGTTTGTCGACAGAGTTCTGATGGCAAACAACTTTACGGTCAAGTCGAACGAGATGCAGGAAATGAAATCGGCACTCGGGACCGTGGCATACATTCCCCGCGTAGTAGGTCAGGCTGTCAACGAGAGCGGCGAGATCGTACGGGGCGAAGCTTCTAGCATCGAGCTAGACTATGTGACGATCGAGCATATTTTCCCGCTGGCTTGGCAGAATGGATTTATCACCGAATGTGCTTTTGACAGCGTGGTCACGCGGGCCGGGAAGAATTATCTGTATTTGCAGATCCATAGAAAAGATGAAAACGGCCTGTACGTCATCGAGAACAGTATTTATCGTTACGAAAATGAAACACTTTCTGATGCTCTACTGACAGAGGTTCCGGGATTCGAGCGGATCCCGCCGGTGGTACATACGGGAAGCGACAAGCGACAGTTCGTCATCGACCGGCCGAATATCGCAAATAACCTTGATTATCTGCTTCCGGTTGGCATTCCCGTGTATGCGAATGCAATCGATGTTCTGCGCGGTGTGGATTGTGCCTATGACTGTTACGTCAATGAGTTTGAAAACGGCCCAATGATGATGATGGTCAAAATGCCCGCTACAAGGTGGGAGGACGACGAACCGACGCTTGATGACAATGATCGGCGCTTTTATCTGCTCCCGGAAGATGCACAGCAAGGGAACGTTGTAGAGACGATTTCCCCTACACTTCGGACGGAACAACTGAATGTGGGCCTGCAAGACCAGTTGAACATGCTGTCCAGTAAGTGTGGCTTCGGAGAGACTTATTACCGTTTTAATGGCGGTAGCGTCGCGACAGCCACACAGGTCATCAGCGAGAACAGCGCCATGTTCCGCACCATCAAAAAGCATGAAATTGTTCTCGAACAGGTGCTTGTAGAACTATGCCGGATCCTTCTCCGGCTTGGGAATACCGCGATGAACGCGGGGCTGAACGAGGATGTGGAGATCAGCATTGATTTCGACGATTCTATCATTGAGGATAAGGCCACGGACTTTTCTCGCGATATGCAGCTTCTAAATGCTGGGATTATGAAAGACTGGGAGTTCCGCATGAAGTGGATGAACGAGGACGAGGCGACCGCAAAAGCGGCGCTGCCGAAGGCGCGTGACATGGTAACCGAGGAAGAATCGGAGGTCGAGTAATGGGATTTGGAGAAAACACTGGGACTATTGGGGTTGTGAAAGATGAGCCGGTATCCATTCACCCCAGAACTGCTTGATGCGCTCCCAGAGGATCTGGCAGAGCTGTTCCGAGGATTGGAAGATACGCTCCTCGATGAGATATGCAGTAGGCTTGCGCTGAAAGATCAGCTGAACGAAGTGACTGTTCAGGCAATCCAGGCGCTTCGGTCGCATGGTATCGATACGAAGGAGATTGAAAAAGCAATCCGCAAGACCTCTGGAATCAGCGAGAAGAAGCTCAAGGAGCTTTTTGACGATGTTATTGCCAGAAACCAGAGGTATTACACATCGGTTATCGACATGGCAGGGCTGACACAGCCTGATATTCTGGTGAACACTGCGACCATCGAAGCGATCAGAGCGCAGACGCTTGATGAGTTCCATAACATCACGGCTTCTATGGGATTCTTGGTGGAAAAAGGCAGGACGATGCTTCCGCCCGCTCGTGCGTATCAGTGGGCGTTGGATTCTGCTGTTATGCAGATTCAGAGCGGGGCGATCAGCTACAATCAGGCTATTAGGTCTGCGGTGCAACAGTTTGCAGGCGGGCTGAAAGTCGTGAACTACGAAAGCGGACACGTTGACAACATCGACGTTGCTGTTCGGAGAGCTGTCATGACCGGCGTGAACCAGATCTGCGACCAGTACACGAACCAAAGCGCAGAGTCCCTTGAGACGAGATACTTTGAAGTGTCTGCGCACTCTGGGGCGCGCGACAAGCCGGGTGCTTCGCCGTGGTCAAGCCACAAGGACTGGCAAGGGAAAGTCTATTACCAGAGTGAAAGCGGCGAACCTGACCCGCTGGGGCTTTACGATGACCTTGTATCGACTACCGGCTATGGATATGTTGACGGCCTGACCGGCGCGAACTGCCGCCATCATAAATATCCGTTTATTCCCGGCGTTTCGGAGCGAACTTACACGGACGAACAGCTTGAGCATATTGACGATGGTCTTGGCTGCACGTTTGACGGAAAGACTTACACAGCCTATGAAGCGACGCAGATGCAGCGCCGCATAGAGCGGCAAATACGCGCACAGAAAAAGCTTAGAAACGCATACAAAGAAGCTGGGCTTTCCGAGGACGCGACCGCCGCAAATATAAAGCTTCGGCGGCTGAACGCAGAATATAGCAGGTTCAGCAAGGCCGCAGGGCTGCCGGAACAGCGGGAGAGAATGGAGGTGCTGTATTGATCGACGAGAAACTGAAAGCCGCAATCGAGCGGGCGCTTGCCGCCGGGTTTCGGGTCCAACTGAAGCGCATGAAGGATGGAACAGTCAAGGCGCAGATCATCAAGGCGGAAGAGCTGAAAAAATAATACAGATACCGCAGCGCAATTGAGCGCGCGGAATGGCACGATGAGCCAACTTGTAAGGTTTTCTTACAGGTTGGCTCTTTTTATTTATCAACACTGTCCGACAGGACATTAAACAAGGAGATTTTTATGGCAGAAGAACCCAACGTGCAGGGCACGGGAATCACTGCTCCTGAGCAGGAAAAGACGTTCACGCAGGCCGACGTTGACAAGATGATTCAGTCGAGGCTTGACCGAGAACGGAAGAAATACCCCAGTGAGGAAGAAATCACCGCATACCGGACATGGAAAGACAGCCAGCAGACCGAGCAGGAACGGCAGGCCAAGCAGGCGAAGGATCTTGCGGACAGCAAAGCGGCCCTGACCGCATCGCAGGCAGAGGTCGAGCAGCTGCGGCGCGACAAGTATGTGTTGAGCAAGGGCTTGACCGGCGAGGATGCCGAGTTTATCGCGTTCAAGGCGATGAAGATGGTCAACGACAAGACCACGTTTGAGCAGGCTGTCGACGCGCTTACGGCGAACCGAAAGAAAGCGACGTTTGACTGGACGGCTCCGGCAGGCGGCGGAACAAAGGAAAATACAGCAAATCAGCAGATGAACGCCCTGATCCGGGGCGCTCTGAAATAAGAAAAGGAGATATACATGGCAACTATTGATCGAAATGCTCTTTCTGGGCTTATTCCGGAACCTGTAACCCGCGAGATCATGCAGGGCGCTATTGCGGAATCCGCAGTCCTGCGCATGGGCCGAAGACTGGCCAATATGTCCAGCAAGACCCAGACAATCAACGTCCTTGATGCTCTGCCATCCGCGTATTTTGTCAACGGCGAAGCGACCGAAACCGGCGCGGGCGATGCGTGGAAGCAGACCACGAAGATGGCGTGGGACAAGAAGAAAATCTACGCAGAGGAAATCGCCGTTATCGTTCCAATCCCAGAAGCTGTACTGGACGACGCAGATTATGACATCTGGGGCGAGGTTCGCCCGAGACTGACCGAAGCGTTCGGTAAGGTTATCGACGCGGCAATCCTCTTTGGCACCAGCAAGCCCAGCACTTGGCGCGACGGCGTTGTTCCTTCGGCCATCGCTGCCGGTAACGGCGTACCCATCGGCACAAGCGTCTTTGACGACATCATGGGCGAGAACGGCCTGATCGCGAAGGTCGAGCTTGACGGCTTCAATCCGAACGGCGTTATGTCCGCGATCCAGATGCGCGGAAAGCTTCGCGGCTTGAAAGACACGACCGGCCAGCCCATCTTCAAGTCCGATATGCAGGGCGCGACCCGCTATGGCCTTGACGGCATGGATATGTACTTCCCGATGAACGGCGCTTTTGACCCGTCTCAGGCGCAGATGATCGTCGGCGACTGGTCGCAGTTGGTCTATGCAATCCGGCAGGACATGACGTTCAAGATCTTCACCGAGGGCGTCATTCAGGATCCGACCACGAAGGCCATCACGTATAACCTCATGCAGAACGACATGGTTGCGTTGCGTGCGGTCATGCGGCTTGGCTGGGAAATCGCGAATCCGGTAAACGCGTATAACGTTGATATTGCCAATCCGTTCCCATTCTCGGTCTACGGCAAGGCTGGAACGGTCTCCACTGTGACTGTCTCCCCGGCAACCGCGACCGTGGCGAAGGGCGCGAGCAAAGCATTTTCCGCCTCCGTTGCGGGTGAAGGCATTGTAAGTGGCGACGTCGAGTGGAGCCAGAGCGGCGCCAAGTCGTCTATCACGGAAGGCGGCGTGCTGAAGGTCGCGTCCAATGAGACGTCCACGAGCATTACCGTCACTGCAAAGTCGAAGCAGGATAGCACTAAGACCGGCACAGCTACAGTCACGGTCGGTTCGTAAAAAATGAAAGGAGCTGGTACGAATGATCTATGCCGACTATGAATTTTACTCTTGCTGCTACTACGGCAGCGTGAGTGAAGAGGATTTCCAGCGTCTGGCCGTCCGCGCCAGCTCCTTCCTCGATTATTACACGCAGAACCGAGTAAAAGACTACGCGGATCTCGAAGCCGTTAAAATGTGCTGCTGCGCTCTGGTCGATCAGTATATGCTGATCGACACGGCACAGGAGCTTGCCAGAAAGAATGTGTCCGCCGGGCTTGCATCTGACGAAGGAGAATTGCAGAGCGAGACTGTAGGCGGCTATTCCCGGACGTTTCGCAGCGGCGGCGATTCTTCCGTAGCTGCATTGAAAGCGGCTTCGGAGGCGAAGAACGCACTTGCAAGCGTAGCGCGTGAATATCTGGCCCATACCGGGCTTCTCTACAGAGGCAGGTGTTTTGCATGTACGCCCCACACACTGTAACCATCTACAACGTCACGCAGGAGCAAGACCAGGATTTCAAGGACACGCAGAAGCGCTATATCACAGTGATTCGCGGCGTAATGCTCCAAGCGTCGAAAGCTGCTAACGTCCGCGCGAGCGGGCTTGAAGGAGCAGATGCGGTGAATCTGTACATTCCGTTCTCTGCGGCTGCTGTAGACGGCGTGACAGGTGCGGAAAAGCGCTACGTCGGTCCGCAGGAGTTCTGGCGCGCAACTGATAAAAGCAAAATCTGGACGCTATCTACGGACGGTAACGGCGGCACAACATTCTTTGTGAAGGGCGAAGTAGTCGAGCCGGACAAGACGGAAGAACAGATCGAGATGCTGTACGATGATGTGTACAAAGTGACAAAGGTGGACATGAAGGACTTCGGCAGTCCTTCTATGCAGCACTGGCAGGTCGGAGGCTCGTAATGCTGAAATTCAGCGTAAAGGCAGACGGATTTGACGCGCTGCAGGAAAAGCTCGCGCAGGCCTGCACCAAAGCAGAGCATATTGTTGCAACGCAGGTGCGGAAGGACACAAGCCCATATGTGCCGTTCCTGACGGGCTCTCTCGACCAGAGAACAATGGTGGACGGCAATGCGATCATCTATCCGGGGCCGTATGCACGGTTTTTGTATTACGGGAAAGTTATGGTTGACCCGGAGACGGGCAGCACATACGCACCGAAGGGTGGGACGAAGGTTCTGACAGACAAAAACCTTGTGTTCACGACATCCGGACACGCACAAGCACAGTCGCACTGGTTCGAGGCGTCCAAAGCAGAAAACCTTGATAAATGGATCCGCGTTGCGGATAAGGCGGTGAAAAATGGCCTCTGAAAAGCAAAGAAAACTGGTATCTGCGGAGGAAGAACAGGATATCTCCCGAAAGATGATGGTCTGGGCGAACTCCTTTTCTGACGACGATATGCCAGCCGCGACGATCAACTATGAATTTCTCGCCGCAGATTCCGCGAGCATGGCGCTTTCTGCTATTCAGGGCGCGTACATCACACGGAAATACCTGCTTGGCGGGCATGAAGCAGAATACCAATTTAAGATCATCGCCCGTATCATCCCCGGCAGCAGCAACGATAAGCGCCTAAAATGCGACGCCATGCTGAACCGCTTCGGAGACTGGGCTATGCAAAATTATCCGTCTTTGGGCGATGGCATGCGCGTCCGGAGCGTGGAAGCGTCCAGCCGTGCGGCTCTGTTCGCCCGGTACGATGACGGAACAGAAGACCATCAGATACTTATGAAACTGACATATGAGGTGATTTAATTATGGCAGACATGACCTTTAATACCACTGCTGGCCAGACCATTGACCGCGAATTGCTGATCGCATACCTGAATACCGGCGAGGCGTCTACGCCTGTCTGGTCTCCGTTCGGCAAGCGCGTCACGGATTCCAGCATGGAGTACGATTGGCAGGAGGATTCCAGTAAGGATATCCTCGGCACTACAAGAACCACCATGAAGAAGCCCATCATCACGCAAAGCTTTGACCCGTGCGAGCTGGACGCAGGCGACGCGGCGCTCGTCAAGCTGTGGAACCTGGCGGTCAAAGACCAGGACGCAGCAGCACTGGCGAATCAGGACGTTCTCATCGTTCATTTTTACGCAGGAACGGCCAAGACGGCAGTCTTTGCGGAGCGTTACGACGGCACAATGGTAAAGCCCGCAAGCCTCGGCGGTGAGGGTGGCGGCTTTGTCGGCATGCCGTTCGATGTGACGCTTGGCGGTACGAGAACCACCGGCACGGCAGCAGTCGGCGCAAACGGCACGGTAACATTCACGCCGGACGAAGCAGCGTAAGGAGGAAGGCTAGATGGAAGATATCAGATTTGACACCGGCATTGTTGAATTCAACCTGAACGATGCAATCAAGGTGTATTTCAACCCTACCGACAGCGCGTTTGTCGAGCGTATTTTTGATACGTTTGACGAACTGGACAAGAAGCAGGAAGCATACAAGGCTGAGATCGACAAGTGCTCAGACAAGAAAGAAATCTTCGAGATTGCGCGGCGCAGAGATGCGGAAATGCGAGAAATGGTCGATGGCCTTTTCGATAAGCCGGTATGCAGTGCGCTTTTCGGCGGCATGAATGTCTATGCGCTTGCGGGCGGCCTGCCGGTCTGGTGCAATCTGATGCTTTCCGTCATTGACCAGATCGACACCACGTTTGCGCGGGAACGCAAACTGACGAACCCAAGAATTACTAAATATACGGAGAGATGGAGAAAGTGATCTATTCCTTGCCGACTTCGGTTAAGGTCAACGGAACAGAATACGAAATCCAGTCAGATTATAGGGCGGTGCTGGATATCCTCACCGCCCTTTCTGATAACGAGCTGGACGAGCGAGACAAATCAGAAGTTGCGCTTGATATCTTCTATCCCGCGTTCCCGGAAATGCCGTATAGCTGCTATCAAGAGGCGCTGAATCAGTGCTTCCGGTTTATCGACCGGTGGCAGGAGAAGAAGCCGAAGCAGAAAGAGCCGGTGCTAATGTCGTGGGAACAGGATTTCGACATGATCATTGCCCCGGTAAACAGAATCGCGGGCTGTGAAATCCGGGCGCTGCCGTATCTGCACTGGTATTCGTTCTTATCATATTATCAGGAGATCGGCGATTGCCTATTTGCACAAGTCGTGCGCATCCGCGATAAGCGGGCGCGAGGGAAAACGCTTGACAAGCAGGATCGGGAGTTTTACCGCAGGAACCGCGACATTATCGACCTGAAAACGAATTACACGGAAGCGGAGAAAAACGTGCTTGCCGCGTGGGGCATCGGGAAAAAAGATTGACCGCCCCAAAGCGGGACGGCCAATCACGAAAACGTTATTTTTTATACTGGAAAATGATTTCTCTGCCCCAGAAAGACGGCGAGTATCGGATTTCAAGCTCCGACCAGTCAGGGGATACCTCATAGCCGACAACGCCTTTCATTTTCTTTCCGGCTGCAACAGTTCCGTCAAGCTGCGGTTCGTTTACGCTAAGGATTGCACCGAGGCTTAACGTTGTTGCGTAGCTGTCAAAATAAGCGTCAAAGGAAAGCACTGTGCTGACGGCGATATCAGATGAAGAATTGTTCTCGATCTCGAATTCACAGATAACGAATTCTTTCCCGTCCGCTGGCGTTGAATAGTTTCCGCCGGAATTCTCCGTAACGTTTAAAAGCGTAGCGGAAACGTTGTTCAGCTCGACCGTTTCCCCAACAGAGAAAACGGTTTGCTGCTCCTGCACCGGCTGCGAAGCTGCTGACGGCTGCACGGTATCGACTTTCTTTGGCGTGTCGCTGCTCTTTCCAAAGATAGAGCTTAGGAGCAGGACAGCGCAGACAACGGCAGCAGTGACAACCAACGCAGTCAGGCAGCCGCTCGGTTTCTTACCGTGCTGCTTGGATTTCAGGCCGTTTACAACATCAATATAGTTAGAACGGTCTATGCGTACAGTAAAAAATGCGTGGGCTTGGTTCTCTGCAATGACGAAAGAAACGGTTTTATCCAATCTTCCGTATCGGTAAAATGCAAGCTCATGTTTGCCCGGATACGCGGATACACGGATTTCTTCCCCGTTTTTCAGCGTTCCGACTTCTCCACCGTCAAGGCAAACACCGACGGTGATGGAGCGGCCTAGATTTGCGTTGTCTCGGCTGATTTCGATGATACATTCATTCATTTTTCATTCCTCCCTTATTTGGAAGATATCACAAAAAATAAGAAATTTCAACCCGTTATATTGGTGGTGATTATATGGCAGATGGGAAAATCGTAGTAAAAGCGGAAGTTGACGCAAAAAACGCGCAAAAAGAGCTTGATAGCCTCACAAAAAAAATCGACAAGATGGAGGAAGAGCTGAACAAAAGCACCGGCGAGCAGAGCGGAATCAAGGCGCAGCTCGACGCTGCAAAGGAAGCCGCAAAGCAGACGGAGGCGGCGATTAAGTCGCTGAAAGACGAGGCAAGCAGGATCAAGGACGTGACTTCCGGTAATGTTTCTGCATCGCCTGACGATTACATTGCAGCGTATTCCCGACAGGCCGAAGTTGCAGCGCAGCTTAAAGAGCAGGAAACGGCGCTCAGGCAGCAAGACAAGATTGTCGAAAGCCTTGACGGGAAATACGCGAGAATCACGGACAAGGTAAACGAGCAGACCGCAGCGCTTGACGCGGCGAAAACGCGGGCTGGCGAGCTTACGGAGAAGATCACGAGTGCACACGGCGCGACGGAGCGCATGGCGTTAGCCTCCGAAAAGGCGTCTAAGAGCATGGACACGTTCGGGAAGCGCGTCAGCGGCCTGTTTAAGCGCATTCTTGTGTTCTCACTTATTTCAAAGGCACTGCAAAGCCTGCGGACATGGCTCGGAAAAACCATCATGCAGAACGAAGAAGCGCGGGCGGCGGTAGCGAGGCTGAAGGCATCGCTGCTGACATTGGCACAGCCAATTTTGGAAGTGGTTATTCCCGTTTTTGTAAAGCTCGTGAATATCCTTGCACAAGTTGTCACGGCGATTGCAAAGTTCTTCGGTATGCTTTCCGGGAAAAGCTGGTCTGCGCAGAAATCCGCAGCGGCTGGCCTGAACGAAGAGCAGAAAGCCCTAGAGGGTGTCGGAGCAGCAGCAGAAGACGCTGGAAAGAGCATGGCCGGATTTGACGAAATCAACCAGCTTACCAGCAATAATGCGGGAGCTGGCGGCGGTGGCGGCAGTGGCACGTCTGCTTCCGATGCGATTTCACCTGACTTCTCAAGCCTTGATATGGCCGAGGACGAGCTAAACGATATCTTGGGCATCGTCGGCGCGATTGCTGCCGGACTTCTTGCGTGGAAGATTGCAAGCTTATTTACGGATAGCCTTAGTACAATCGGAGGGCTTGCACTCGCGGCAGCTGGGGGCTTCGCACTCGTTTATTTCTGGCTTGACGCATGGAACAACGGTATCGATTTAGAGAACTTCCTGGGAATGCTCGGCGGCCTCGCAGCACTTGCAGGAGGGCTAGCTATTGCGTTTGGCCCCATTGCAGCGGGCATTGCCCTTGTGGCAGGTGGCCTTGCGATGCTGGTTGTCGGCATTAAAGATGTGATTGAAAACGGCTTTAATCTGGAAAACACGCTTACGATCATTGCTGGACTGTTCGCAGCCGGGCTTGGAATCAGCCTTCTTACTGGAAGTTGGATTCCGCTTCTGATTGCTGCTATTGTCGGTATCCTTGTGGCGTTGGTTTCCTTTACTGGCCACGGCGAAGAACTTATTAACGGCCTGAAAGATGTTGTCGAAGGCTTCGGGAAGTTCTTCAAGGGCGTGTTCACGGGCGATCTGAAACTTGCTGCGGAAGGTGCGAAGCAAATCTGGGCAGGACTCAAGCAAGCGTGGAACGCGATTGTAAACTCCATCAAGGACGCGTGGAATGCGTTTGTTGAATGGCTGCGCAGCAAAAACCCGGCGCTTGCAAACATCTTTGAAACGATTGGAAAACTGTTCGGAGATCAGTACGAGTCGTGGAAGAAGATCCTTAGCGGGCTTATCACGTTCATTTCCGGCGTATTTACCGGCGATTGGAAAAAGGCGTGGAATGGCGTTCTTGATGTCTTGAAAGGTATCTGGAACCTGATTGTCGGAACAATTGAGGGGGCGATCAACCTTATTATTGATGGCATCAACCTCTTAATTTCTGCACTGAATAAGATTCAGGTAAATATTCCGGACTGGGTTCCGCTCCTTGGCGGGAGAACATTTGGCGTAAACATTCCGCCCGTTACGCGGGTATCGTTGCCTCGCCTAGCCTCCGGCGCGGTTATCCCGCCGAACAGTGAATTTCTCGCGGTTCTGGGTGATCAGAAGAGCGGTACGAACATCGAAACGCCGCTTGCTACGATGGTGCAGGCATTCAAGCAGGCCATGGCTGAAACGGGCGGAATGGGAGGCAGACAGATCACGGTTGTTATGCAGCTCGACCACAGAGAACTTGGACGCGCGGTGTATAACCTTAACAACGAGGAAACACAGCGCGTCGGAGTGAAGCTTGCGGGGGTGAAGGCATGACAAGCATTTTGAGCCTTGACGGCAAGGAGTATCCGAATCTGCATGTTGTGAGCCTAAAGCGTTCGTTTTCCGTCCTCGACGGCGATAACGCGGGCCGCGTGATGACCGGCGCGATGACGCGCGACATTATCGGTACATTTTACAATTACAGTTTGGAGATCGATCCTGTTTCGTCTGATCTTGCAGAATATGATGCGTTTTACGAGAACATTTCCGCGCCGGTCGATAGCCACGTTCTGACTGTCCCGTATGCGCAATCTGTTTTGACGTTTGATGCCTATGTGGCAAACGGAGAAGATGAACTTGTATCAAGATACGGCGATAGGAGCGAATGGCAGAACTTATCGATTAACTTTGTTGCAATGAAACCGAAGAGGGTTCCGGTATGAGCGTTCGAGTGATTTATGAGGACGTTGCGGTAGGCGCGGCGGAGGCGGCCAGCGTGGCGAGCACCGCTGCGAAGCCCTTCTCCGACCTTCCGGAACTGCCGTATGGCACAGAGCCGGTGATCGTCGCAACAAACGAGCTGAACCAGTGGGTGCTGGACGGCTCCCACCCGATCCTCACGACCGAGCGGGCAGCGTTCTGGTCTTCGGCTCCGAGCAAAGCGGACTGCACCTTTGACGCGAACCCGACGCTGACTATCACGCTGGACGGCACGTTCGCAAGCTCCGGAATTTACCTCTATTTTGACGGTGGCACCGGCGACTATTGCAGCGCCCTGACCATGACGTGGTACAACGGCGAGACAACCGTCGCGTCGCAGGACTTCACGCCGGACGGCCAGAAATATTTCTGCGCCAAGCCCGTCACGGGCTACAACAAGCTCGTGATTGAGCTGAAAAAGACGAGCCTGCCGTACCGCTATGCAAAGCTCCGGCAGATATTCTTCGGCATCGTCCGGGAATTCGAGCGGGAAGACCTGCGCAGCGTCAACGTCACAGAGGGCGTCAGCGTGATTTCTGACGACGTGGAGATCAACACACTAGATTTCACGCTCGACAACTCGGATGATATCGACTTTATTTTTCAGGAGAAGCAGCCCGTCAGCGCCTACGACGGCGCAAAGCTGATCGGCGTCTTTTACATCAAGAGCTCGTCCCGATCGAGCGAACGGCTCTATGATGTATCCTGCCAGGACGCGCTTGGCATTCTGGACGACGAGCCCTTCGCGGCGGCGGTCTACAGCAGCAAAAACGCGAAGGAGCTGATAACCTCGATTCTCGGCACGCACTTCTCGCTGGACTTCGACCCTGCACTGGAAGACGAGACCGTAACCGGCTATATCCCGGACTGCACGAAACGAGAAGCGCTGCAACAGATCGTTTTCGCGCTTCGTGCGACCATTGACACGAGCGCGTCGCGTGGCGTGCGCGTCCGGAGGCTCACAGCAGCCGCTCCTGCCATGATCCCACTTGACCGGACATACACGGGCGGCAGCGTGGAAACGGCGGCAGTGGTCACGGAGATCCGCGTGACGGCACACAGCTATTCGACGTCCGGAAGCGGAGAGAGCGTGGAGGTCGGAGGTACGACTTACTATCACACGACGTCGGTCACGTCCAAGGCCAATCCGAACGCCACCACGCAGACCAAGCCGAACGTTATCGAGGTGCGCGACGCTACGCTGGTCAACAGCGACAACGTTGCCGCCGTCGCGCAGCACGTCTTTGACTACTATATGCGCCGTCAGACGCACAGTGTCAAAATTGTCATGGACAAGGAAGCCCCGGGCGATTATGTGCAGACCACAACGCCGTGGGGCACGAAGATCACCGGAACGATCACCAGTATGGACATTCGCCTCAGCGGAATCGCGGCGGCAGAATGCAAGATTATCGGCACATAGAACGGAGGTGCGACATTTGGTACAGGGGGATTCGTATAACCTTAGTGTTACCATCAAGAATAAAGGGCAGCCTCTGGACGTTGCAAGCGTTGAAAAGGTGGAAATTTCTCTGCTTTATCTGCAAAAGAGCTATCCGGGAGAGATCGGATACGAGGACGGAAAGTTTCTGTTTCCCCTCACCCAGCAGGAGACCTTTCGGCTCCCGAAGCTCTGCCAGATGCAGGTGCGCGTGAAATTCAAGAGCGGTGACGTGATTGGCTCGGAGATCAAGCAGATCGACGTTGCGCACGCGCTATCAAAGGCGGTGTTGTGATGGGCGGCATTGAATTTGAACTCAAGAACCGCGATCCGATCGACGTTTCCTTTAACGTTTCCGTGCGTGCTGGCGGCGGCTCTGGCGGCGGAGGCATTGCATCGGCGCAGATCGATGAGATCCGCGTGCTGACAAAATCGGACTATGCCGCGCTGGACAAAAAGGACGCGCGGACACTGTATCTGTTGGAGGGATAACATGCTGGCAGTTGGAATCAAACGCATTCTGGAGCTGTTCATCGGCTCCATGGGCATCAAATCCGCCCGCTTGGGCACAGAAACCATCTACGAAAGGCCTGGCGGCTTTTTGTACATCGAACTCACAAGCGAAGAAAGGGGATAAATCCAGATGGCAAGTTTTTTCAATCTGACACTTGATACGCTGGCACCTGCCGGCCTATCGCTGATCCTGAACGACGGCGCGCAGTACGCGACCAGCGCGACCGTCACCGCGAAGATCTCAGTCACCGACGCCGCGACGACCGGCTACCAGATGAAGATCTGGGGCACAAAGGCGGCGGCAAAGGAAGCAGATGCGTCGTGGGAGACGTTCGCCGCAACAAAATCCATTACGCTCCCGGACGGCGACGGCCTGAAGACGATCTATGTAAAGGTGCGCGACGACGTCGGCAACGAATCGACTGCGGCCAGCGACTCCATCACGCTCAACACCTCGATCCCCGCCGTGACCATCACCGGCCCCGACAAGAGCCGCATCTCCAAGGTCACGGGCTACGACGCGGCGGCCTTCTCCTTCGTCTGCGACGTAGACTTCGAGGAATACACCGTCCGCGTCGTTCCGGCGACGAGCAGCCTGCACACGGCGGGCACCCAGATCCCGACGACGGGCGGCTCCACCAACGTCAGCGGCACGGCGGGCGGCTACAAGAAGAACACCGCCATCAACGTCACCGTCAAGGGCGCGGATCTCGAAGCAGCGTCCTCCGGCGACGGCGTGAAGATCGTGAAGGTCTTCGTCAAGAACGCCGCCGGGACGTGGAGCGCAGCCTAATGGCCGCGCCGGAGTTGACCTTCTCCATCACCGGAAACAAGATATCGGCAGTCTCGGGATTCGACTCGATCACCGTCACATTCTCGTCGGACATCGCCTATACGGCTTTTGAGTGCCGCGCGACGAAGTCCGGCGAGGATTGGGGCCGCGGGAAGGGCGCTTTGATCGCGTCCTTCTCCCAGACCCCGGCGGGCACGCAGCGCACCTTTGAGGTATACGACGATTTTCTGCTTTCCGGTGATGGGGAATACCGCATTTCGCTGTTCGCGCAAAGCGCGGACGGCAGCTGGAACGACAACTACGGCTTTATCCCGCTGGGAGAGTCGCAGGCGCTGAAGACCGCGGACGGCGAGGATTTTCTGTGTATGAAGGAGTGATCGTATGGCTTACAACAGCCAGTTTACCGGCGCGCAGATCGACGAGGCCATCGGCGACGTGCGCGGAAACAAAGCCGCATGGAGCGGCAAGCAGGACGTGCTTTTGGCCTCCGGGGCGAAGGTCGGCGACCTTATCAAGGTCAAGGCGGTGGACGCCAGAGGGAAGCCGACGGCGTGGGAGGTGGCCGCGGCTGGCACGGATTATCTAACGGAAGCGCCCGTGACGAGCGTGAACGGGAAAACAGGAGCTGTCAAGGTTCGCGAAGTGCCGTCTGTCACCGCCGCTGATAATGGAAAATTTCTGCGGGTTGTTTCCGGTGCATGGGTGGCTGTAGAGATCACAAACGCGAATGGAGGTAACTTCTGATGGCGGAATATCTGACGAATACGGCTGACCTGACGGCGGTCGCCGACGCGATCCGCGCGAAGGGTGGCACGTCTGCGCAGCTGGTGTACCCGGCAGGATTCGTGTCGGCCATTCAGGCAATCCAGACCGGCATAGCCCCGCAACTGGTCGTAACGGTATCCGCCGGTGCGACCGTCACGGCGACAAACGGCTCCAAAACAATTACCGGAACATCTGACAGCACCGGAGTTTGTACGCTTACCGTTCCGGAGATCGGCACATGGAGAGTATCCGCTACGCTGGACGGGAAAACATCTGACACAAAAGCCGTAGCTATCACGGACAGCTACGCGGTGTCGCTTAATTTTGTATATCCGACACTGAATAAAAATACTTGGGAAACAATAAAAAATATATCCGACGCGGGACAGGGCGCGAACTATTGGAGCATTGGCGACCGAAAGGCGGTAACGCTAAACGGCACGGTTGGACATCTTACACTATCTAATTACACAATATACGCATTTGTCATTGGATTCAACCATAATGCGAGCCTAGAAGGGGAAAACCGTATTCATTTCCAGTTAGGCAAAACGGCGCTCTCCGGCGGTACGGACGTGTGTTTCTGCGACAGTTACTATACCTCGCCCGTTTCGACAACCGGCTATTTCTCTATGAACAGTAGTGCAACGAACTCCGGCGGATGGGCGAGCTCGCAAATGCGTACAAATATTTGCGGGACAAGCCTCTCGAGCTATTCCGGAACGATTATCGCAGTCATTCCGGCGGCGCTCCGTGCAGTCCTAAAGTCCGTTACCAAGTACACGGACAATACGGGAAATAATAGCACATCCGCGAGTGCGGTCACGGCGACAAAGGATTACTTTTTCCTCCTCTCGGAGTTTGAGGTTTTCGGGAGCATTTCGAGAGCAAACTCGAACGAGGCGAGTAAGCAAGCGCAGTACGCCTATTATTCCGCTGGAAACAGCAAGGTAAAGTACAAGCACAACGGAACGAGCACCGCCGCTCGTTGGTGGCTCCGTTCTCCGCTTGCGAGCAACTCCGACGGTTTCGAGGATGTGAACACCAACGGGACAGTCGAAGACCGCACCGCGCGCGCTTCCTTCGGCTTCGCGCCCGGCTTTTGCGTATGAGGGAGAAGCGCATGGACTATATCGTGTATAAGCGGTTCCGTGGGAATGGCATCGATGGAGCATTTAATCTCCGGTACGGAACTGTGGTATCGGAAATTGAAGGGTTCTTGTTTGCAGCAGACGGCAGGCGGATATGCGCTGCGACGTCCGAAAACGGGTGGGAGCATTTCAGGCCGAACACGCAGGAAGGTGCCGAGCGGCAGAAAATGCTGAACGATCTGTACCGATGGTACAGAAAAAACGGCTGCGATGAAGATTTTACGGATGACAAATGGCCGGGGCAGGAAAACGGATACTGGAAGAATCGGCTGCGAACAGCAAGCACAAAGCAATTGGAGAAAATCTATCAAGAGAAATTTGGAGGGACGCCATGTATGCAGTAAAACAGGACGGCGCATTTGCCGGGTATGCGGACAGTATTGTGCCCATCCGACTGCACGGCAACGGTTGTTATGTCCCGTGCAAGGAAGATCAGGCAGAAGGATTTTGCGCTAAGATGGCTATGACTATTACAGATGAAGAAGGGACTGAGCATCAGGTGCTTTCTGACAGGGTGTTTCATCTCCCCGGTTACACGTTGAAAGGTACGGAGCCGGAGGGCAGCTATGAGGAAATGGGTGCGGCACTGCTACTCACAGATGCAGAGAACGCGGCGAAAATTTTACTTGGGGAGGCGGAATAACATGAGCACCTACACCGAGCGGGCGCGGGCGCTGCGCCCCTATATCGTCAAAAGCGCCGCCAGTCTCACTGACGCCGACGCGAGTCTCGCGCCGGAGCTTTTCACCCGCCTGACCGGCTCCGGCAGCCTCGTCAAAGCCGGCACGCGCATCAACTGGGGCGGCACCATCAAGCGCGCCGCCTCCGACCTCTGGGACACGGCCCAGAACACCCCGGACGCCGCCCCGGCCCTCTGGGAGGACATCGCCTACAAACAGGGCTACAGGATCATCCCCGAGACCATCACTGCCGGTCTCGCCTTTGCCAAGGGCGAAAAAGGCTGGTGGCAGGACGAGCTCTACGAATCCCTGCTCGCCGCCAACGTTTGGAACCCATCCGTTAACCCGGACGGGTGGAAGAAGATCACGGAAGAAGGTACATAGCCATGGACGATGCAACTATCATCGTTACGCTCGTCACCGACCGCACGCAGGCGGATGTGGAGCGGGTGCGGGAGCTGGCGGCGAAGGGCTTTTCCGCCATGACTTCCGACGAGCAGGCAGAATGGCTGGCCGGGATGAAGGGTGCGTACAACGCCGCTGATCTCAATCGCGTGGGAACCGCCCTGAACTATCTGGCGGGACGCCTCAGCTCGATCTGCGGCAAGAGCATCGCGTGGACGGCTAAAACCGATTGGGCCGTAACGGACATTATAACGGCCTCACAGGCCGAGGCATACCGCAAGCAGGTGCAATCCATCCGGGACGCGCTTGCGTATCCTGCCGAAACGCCGGACGCGCCGGAGCTGGGCCGCCTGACCTACACCGATGCAAACAACATCGAGCGCATTCTGAAACTCTGCGAAGAGCTAATCGTCAACGTTGCAAAATCTTTTCGCCACACCGGCGCGGCGGAGTGCGCCGCAGGAGGATTACTCACATGAAAGATAGGCAGCCAACACAGGTTTTAGCCAACGGCGCGATCCGCTACGGCGTCTATAACGCCGACGGCACGCTCAACCACTACGAATACCTCAAGCGCGAGGACGCGCCCACCGTCGAGGGAACGCCACTCAACAAGGCAAATCTGCTATCCGATGCAACCGCCGCGAAGATCTGGCCCGGCTCGAAGAAGCCGGACGACCCGACCGTGAATGACGCGCTCGGCAAGCTTTCGGAGGGTACGGCCAAGGTCGGCGACATCGCTATCACGTCCCGCACAGATTTGTCCGACGCATGGCTCCCGTGCGACGGGCGCACTGTATCGCAGGAACAGTATCCAAGCCTCTGCGCCGTCCTGCGGACGCCGGACAGCCCGGCGATTTGGACGGAAAAGACCGTATCAACAAACGTCGGAGCGGGCGGCGACGCGATCTCCTACGAAAACGGACATTGGTTCCGCACGTACCAGGACACGACATCCGCACACATTCTGGTATCAGACGACGGCGAAACATGGACAGAGTGGGCCATGCCACAGAACTTCTGGGCAAACTCGCCAATCCTTTCGTCGCGCATCGTAGCTGCCCATGCCGTGAAATACTTTGGCGGACTATACGTGTGTAGCGTGTGCGTATTGTGCGCCAAATCTTCCGGAGTTGCGTACTATCAAGGCATTATATTTGCATCTGAAATATTCGGGCAGTTCCAAGTTGACGCGCCGTCTGTATGGTATCCCGACTATAGTAGCATCATCAAGGAATTCGCCGCGAAATCTGAATACGATGTGTTCTGGGACGGGCAACGGTTTTTGGTGCTTGGAACATACAGAGACCTTGAAATCATTCCTACGATCAGATACACAAATCAACTTACAAATAGAAGTAGCCCAGTGGAGGAAGACAGTCAGGCTTGGAAGCAAGGAGCTATGACTAATTTTAACCCTATTGGAATGTACGTCCGAAAATCAGATGGAATGATCGTGTGCTTAGGCTGGGGTACTGGAGTAGGCGGTTACCCAGGCAACTACTTGACATACGTTATCTATGCAAAAACCGCGGCAAGCAACTTTACTGAAAAAGAAATTTATGCATGGACAGCCGACCTCAATGATGATTTTAGCGACTTCGTAGAGACAGATGAAGGTATATATGTAACCTGCAATAACACCTATGACGTAATAAAAATAACAGGAGATTCCAAGCTGACAACCACGATAGTAACAAAAGGGAATCCTTTTGACCATGCAACAAACTGCAACGGACAGCTTGTGGCCGTAAGAGGATCAACGGTAAATGTAACTGAGGACATAGAACAGGGCTGGGACTACACTACGACGCTCAGTGCAGAGGGGAAACAGCCTGTTGCTGTCGGAACAATTGTGCGAATTCCACTCTCGTCAAACGGCGCGACGGTAAAGGACGTTCTGCATAATTTCGCATACGACAACAAGAAAATCCCTGCCATTACACCCGATAGTCGCAGCAAAGCCTACATCAAGGCGCTGGAGGAATAGCCATGCAGGACAGACAGGGCACAAACGATCTCGCAAACGGGGCCGTCCGCTACGGGGTGTATGACGCGGACGGAAGCCTCCTGCGGTACGCATGGCTTCGTCCGGAGGACGAGCCGCTGGAGGCCGGGACGCCGCTCACGGCCGGGAACCTGCTGACGGAACAGAGCGCCGCAAAGATCTGGCGAGCGGGCGACGCACCGGCGAACCCGATGGTAAATGAGGCATTCGGGAAGCTGTCGGAGCCGAATTATCACATCGGCGATATCCTCACGACCGTCCGCGTCCTCTCCGTCCCGTGGCACGCGTGCGATGGCTCAACCTTCGATCAGACTGCATACCCGGCCCTCTACGCAGCCCTCGGCGGCACGACGCTGCCGACGATCAGCTATTCCAGCGATACCACCACCTACATCAAAATGGCGGACGATTAGCCCGGCAAATAAAAGAGAAAGGTACAGAAAAATGGACAGCAAAACCATCATCGTCACCCTCGTCTGCGCCGTGCTCGGCTCGTCCGCGCTGACGGCGGTAGTAAACGCCGTCGTCGGCGCGATACAGAAAAAGCGCGGCAAGGCCACGACGCAGGAGGCGCACCTAGCCGAGATCGACAAAAAGCTCGGGAAAATGCAGGAGCATCAGGACGAGCAATATCTGGCGATCCTCCGCCTCACGATCATGAGCGAGGAAATGCCGATGGCAGAACGCCTGATCGCCGGGCAGAAATACGTCACACTCGGCGGGAACGGCGACGTGAAGAAGTTTTTACACCAGCTGGAGGCGCAATGCGGGCATAGCAATGGAATTCAGTAAAAAGTGGCTGATTTGCAGCGCGCTCGTCAGCCTCGCACTCATCATCGCCTGCGCGGCAGGCGCAGACCTGACGGAGATCACGCTTGCGGTGCTGGCTGAAACGACGGCTTCCAGCGGCTTTTACCTCTGGAAGGCCAAGAATGAGAACCGCGCGAAGTACGCGCAGAAGTACATGGATAAATGGGCCGAGAAATACGGCCCGGAAGCGGCAGCACGCATCGCAGAGATCGTGCTAAAGGACTGAAAGGAGTCTACATATGGAAAACATCATCAAACGTCTCGGGAATCTGTTGAGCGTCAAGTCCATCGTCACGCTCGGCCTGACGATCATCTTTGCCGTCCTCGCCCTGCGCGGCGATATCACCGGCAAGGACTTCCTGACCATCTTCCTGACTGTTATCACGTTCTATTTCGGCACGCAGTCGCAGAAAGCGCAGGACGCGATCGACGGCGCAACGAAGGAGGATGCGCAGAAATGAGCATCAAGATCGGGCAGGCCAGTCTTGGGGAAACCGGAGGACGCAACCAGCAGCCCGGCAACCAGAACGGGCGGGAGCTGAATATCTCCAACTGGTACAATGGCCGCTGGCTCGGCGTCCTGCGCTACAAGAGCCGCAAAAAGGCCGAGCGGGCCGCGCAGACGTGCGAGGCGGCTATTAAAAACCGGAACATCGGATACGACATGGACAACAGGAACACGGCGTATGAGGCCGCCAGAGCCGTCGGATGGGACGTGAGCAGGATCGCAAAGCCCGTGGAGACGGACTGCTCCGCGCTCATGATGCTCTGCGCCGTGGCCGCAGGCTGCGAGGCCGTCGCCGCGCTCTACAAAAAGCAGGGGAATTCCTGCACCACCTACTGTATGCTGCACGATTGGCCCGCAACGGACGACTTCGAGCTGCTGACCGGCAGCAAGTATCTGACGACGGACGCGAATCTCCTGCGCGGCGACGTACTGGTAAGCGAGGGCCATACCGTGATGGCCCTCGAAGATGGAAAAAATGCAGAGGAGGAAACCGAAATGGTAGAAAAGAGCAAGATCATCATCGACGGAAAGGAAGTCACCGTTGAGCGCATCCTGAAGAACGGCACGAACTACGTCAAGGTGCGCGATCTGGCCGCTGCGCTGGATCTCGAAGTCGGCAACAAGGGCAATATCGCCGTGCTGAAGCACAAGGAAAAGTAAGGAGGCGGAGCGTATGTCGCCGCAGGCGCGGGCCAAGCTGCCGCCAGAGCTGGGCCGCCTGACACGCAAGGATATGGAGGCCGTGATCTATCAGGCCAATCTTGGCCGGGAAAACGAGAAGATCGCGCAGCTTTACTTCGTGGACAAGCTCCCGCAAGTGGACGTTGCGACGGAGCTGTTTCTAGGCCGCGCCACGGTACAGCGACGCCTGCCGGAGATCATGCGGGAGATGCAGCGGACATCCAGCAAACTGTATAGCTGAGATAAGCGCCGGTTTCTCGGCGCTTATTTTTTATATAAAAATTTTTAAAAACCCCCTTGACATATACGGTATTACAGTATATAATGCATCCATAGACACAAAGCAAAACAAACACGACAAAAAAATCGGAGGATGGCAGACATGTTTAATATCGTTTCCGCGTGGGGAGCGCAGACAAATCCCCACTATAACCCGGACACTGCAAATAATGGCGGAGGTTACTGGCAGTTTTCCGGCGGTATCGTCGTCGATCTTAACGGCCAGCTTGTCACCGTCGAGGCCGACGACACGTCCTGCGGCGATTTTGGCAGCCGCGTGTATTTTTCCGTGACGGCTGACGGCTTCTGCTGGCGCTTTTCCGACGGCACAATGGACGATGCGTCCGTTGACACCCCGGAGGATGTCTTGGGCGTTCTGCGGTCCGTCTCCGGCGTTCTGGGCGTGGACGCCGAAGCGCTGATTTCTGCCGCGTTGAATGCGGCGAACGTCTGCGCGTGGGAGGTATGCTATGCCGACTGACACCCAGCGCCGCGCTCGCAACAAGTGGGACGCTGAGAACATGTCCGTGATCTCCTGCAAGCTCAAGCGGGAGATCGCGGAAAGATTTAAGGCCGCAGCCAAGTCCAACGGCACGACGCCAAACGAACTGATACGCGGCTGGATTGCTGCATATTTATTTGAGCAAAACTGATGCATAACTGAGGCACAGGAAAATAGCAAAAAGCCCATACTGGACACATCAAAGGAGTGTTCGGTATGGGCTTTTCTTATTTTAATCCGAACCCTGCCGGGCAGAAGGTCGGGGACTGCACCGTCCGGGCTATCGTAAAGGCGACCGGGAAGAGCTGGGACGAGGTGTATATCGGCCTGTGCCTGCAGGGACTCATCATGGGCGATCTGCCGAGCGCAAACAGCGTATGGAGCGCTTACCTCCGGCAGCAGGGCTTTACCCGGAACGTAATCCCGAACACATGCCCGGACTGCTATACCGTCGCGGATTTCTGCGCAGACCATCCGCGCGGCGTGTACGTTCTTGCCCTGTCCAGTCATGTGGTCTGTGCGGAGAACGGAAGCTATTTCGATACATGGGACAGCGGCAATGAGATCCCGCTGTTCTACTGGGCAAAGGAGGATAAATGATGTTCGGACAACAGCCGTATGTGTATCAGCAGCCGATTTATAATCAGCCAATCGGCCAACCGATCAGTCAACCAATGCAGGAGCCAATGATGCGCCCACAGTACCAGCCCGCGCCGCAGATACCGGCCTACCAGCCGCAGCCCCAGCAGCCGCAGAATCAGTCGATCATCTGGATTCCGAACGAACAGGCCGCAAACGACTTTATCGTCGCGCCCAACAATGCCGTTACGCTTTGGGATATGAACGCGCCGATCGTGTATGTAAAAAAGGCCGATGCAAGCGGGAAACCGACCATGACGACCTACGATCTCGTAGAGCGCGCACAGGCCGCACCAGCGCCCGCAGCGCCGCGAAGGGACATGAGCGAGGAATATGTAACTCGCCGCGAGTTTGAGGAGCTGGTAGCCAAGCTGACGGCCCCCAGCGCAAGACCGGCGAGAAAGACAAAGGAGGCTGAAAGCGATGGCTAACCCCCTGTTTCAGGCCCTCGGCGGCGGGCAGATGCCCGGCCGGATGGGGCAGTTTCAAAATATGGTGCAGCAATTCCGGCAGTTTCAGCAGACGTTTCAGGGCGACCCGAAAGCGGAGGTTGAAAAGCTGGTGCAAAGCGGGAAAATCACGCAGCAGCAGCTGAATCAGCTGCAGCAGATGGCGGCGCAGTTCCGGCAGCTGATCGGATAAAACGGATTTCAATTCGTGGCCACGATTGAGATAAATTTCAAAAAATCTACGAAAGGAGAATTTTATGAGTCTTTCTACTGACGGCATTCAGCCGACTATGCCCCTTCAGCCCGCCAATAACTACGGCGGCGGTATGGGCATGTGGGGCGATAACTGGATGTGGTTCGCCGTGCTGTTTCTCCTCGGCTGGGGCGGCAATGGCTGGGGCGGCAACGGTTGGGGAGGTAATGGAAACGGCGGCGCGATGAATGGTTATGTGCTCACGTCTGACTTCGCAAACCTCGAGCGCAAGCTGGATGGCGTGAACTCCGGGCTGTGTGACGGCTTCTATGCCATGAACACCGGCGTGCTCAACGGCTTTGCTGGTGTAACGCAGGCCGTGACCAGCGGCTTCTCGCAGGCCGAAATCGCGCGCTGCAACGCGCAGATGGCGTTCATGCAGCAGCTGAGCGCCCTTCAGGCGCAGATCGCAAGCTGCTGCTGCGAGCAGCGCGAGGCCATCATGGGCGTGAATTACAACCTCGCCACGCAGGCCAGTGACACCCGCAATCTCATGCAGAACACCACCCGCGACATCATCGACGCTATGAACTGCGGCTTCCGCAGCATCGATCAGCGTCTGACGGCGCAGGAGCTGGCCGCGAAGGATGCAAAGATCGCTGAGCAGAATCAGCAGATCTTCGGCTACCAGCTGGCAGCGTCTCAGGCCGCGCAGAACAACTACCTTGTATCTACGCTTCGCCCGAGCCCGAACCCGGCCTATGTAGTAGCGAACCCGTATTGCTGCAACAGCTACAACAGCGGTTACGGCTACGGCTGCGCGGCGTAACAGCCCAAACTCCATATCGTAGAGCTTTTTCGTGGCCTCACGAAAATGATCGGCCCCATTGCCGATACTCGACAGCAACGCGGCGGGGCAATCGTCCCGCCGCTGTATTTTTATGAAAGGAATGATTTTATGGCAACATATAAGGAACTCAAGAAGAAATTCATCGATCACCTGATGGGCGTGGATCTGTACAAGATGAATGTGACGGATCTCTATACGTTCGCCTGCATCCTGAAAACGGTGGACGAAATGGAGCAGCCGGGCCCGGAAGAGACAATGACAGCTGCAATCGCGCCGCTGGTGAATCTCTGCAAGGAAGCAAAGGCGGGAAGCGGGGTGTTTGGAATTGGCTGAGTTTACGAATTCCAACATCGTCAGCGTCGCCGCCGGGCAGAACGTCCCGCTGACGGAAGCGGCAGTCAGCAGCAAGCCGTGCATTGTACACCGCGAGGGCAGCGGCCTTGTCACGCTTCGCGGGCTGACGAATCAGTGTAAAGCAGTTTTCAAAGTCTCCTACGGCGGCAACATCGCAATTCCAACCGGCGGCACGGTCGAGGCGATCACGGCCGCACTTGCCATCAACGGTGAAGCCCTGGCAAGCGCGACGGCGACTGTGACACCGGCAGCGGTAGAAAACTACTTCAACGTTTATGTATCCGCACAGGTGAGCGTGCCGAGAGGCTGCTGCCTGACGGTAGGTATGCGAAACACCAGCACGCAGGCGGTTAATTTTGCAAACAGCAATCTTACCGTCGAGCGCGTAGCATGAAAGGAGGAAGCGATATGTATGATCTGAGGAATCTCCGCGAAATGCTCTGCAAAGAGCTGGACGAAATCGCCGAGAAGCGCGAAATGTCTGCAGGCGACCTCGACGCGATCCAGAAACTGACCAGCTCCATCAAGAATACCTACAAGATCGAGATGGCTGAAGACGGCGGCTATTCCCGCGACGGCGAGTGGGAGGCGGATATGCGCGGTACTTACGGCCGGGGCAGCTCTTACCGTGGCCGCCGCCGTGACGCAATGGGCCGCTATACCCGCGCTGATGCCCGCGAGCATATGCGCGCGCAGCTGGACGATATGATGCGTGACGCGGACGACGATAAAACCCGTGACGCGATCCGCCGCTGCATGGAGCAGATCGAGCGGGCATAAGGAGAGCGCAATATGTTGGATGCAGCCGAAATCCGGAAAGAGATTGCTCGCCTGGAATATGAGGAATCCGACTATAAGAATTACGCTAAGCTTGCGGATCTGTACGTGATCCGCAAGCAGATGCAGGAAGAGGAACGGGGCGACGGCGGTAAGTATGTGGGTTACTACTCCGGCGCTCCCGCCCCTGTGACCGCAGAACCGGCTATCGTTGGCGAGTACGGGGACAGTGAGTTTTTACTTGCGGTAGCTGGGAAAAACCCGGCAAAGGCTTGGGCGGTTGTTGATGAACTTATGGACACACTATCGCTTGTGAACCGAAAAGTCTATGATTCTGTGCTGCGGAAAATAAAGTCCATGTAG